CGGAAAGAATCAGATGCAGATGCAGCAGTGGGGCGAGTTGCTTCGCCACATGGGTGCCCTGCTTCGTGATCTTCGCGATCTTACAATGCACGCCACCAACCCGCTCGAGGCCGTCGTTCTGACGGCGATGGCCCGACAGGGGCAGGACGGTCGCTACCGTCCCTACCTTCAGGGTCAGCTTGCAATCCAGGCACCTTACTTCTACGACATCCTCGGCGCACTTTCCGTTGAGGAGTTTCCCAATCCCGACCCGACGCAGCCGCCCTACAAGGCGCGCCGCATGTACGTCGAGCGCACGTCTCAGTATGAGGCTGGCGAGCGAGTGCAGGGTCGTCTTGGAAAGATCGTAGAGCAGCAGCACCTCGGCGTAGAGGCGATGCTCGACATAGTGTTCGGCCCCCGGCCGGAACAGAAAAACAAGAAATAACAACACGGAAAGACAGAAAAAACAATGAGCACACTCAATTGGGGCGACCTTGTAAAGGACGCCGGAGACGTCGGTGGGTACGACCCGCTGCCGGACGGAGACTACGAGCTCCAGATCATGGAGGCCACCGCAAAGGTCTCTCAGTCAGGTAAGACCATGTTCGCCATCAAGGCACAGGTGACCGTCGGTGCGCACGCCAAGCGCCTCGTGTGGGACAACCTCGTCGTCTCGAGCGATAACCCGACAGCGCTTGGAATCTTCTTCCGGAAGATGACGGCGCTTGGGCTGAACAAGGACTTCTTCGCGACCAACCCGAGCAACGCTCAGATTGAGCAGGCGCTTCGTGGTCGTCAGTTCCGCGCGCAGGTTGGCTCGCGTACCTGGCAGGGTCAGAAGAAGAACGAGATCAAGGCGTACTACTCCGTGGCCACCGCCGCTGCTCCCGCTGCTGCTCCTGTAGCTGCTGCTGCGCCGGCACCGGCTCCGGCGCCTGCTCCGGCTCCCGTAGCTGCACCCGCACCTGCGCCGGCACCTGCGCCGGCACCTGCCGCGGCTCCCGTTGCAGAGACTCCCGTCGCATCTGCGCCTCCTGTGGCGCCGTTCTGACGTAGTCACCCTGTAAAGTGGCAGGGGTGCGGCTCGCGCCCCTGCCACTTACACATATCCACAGAAAGACTTATCTATGCGAATCCTAATGTCCGGGTTCACGGCTCTTCAGATCAACACCGAGCGACGAACCATTCAAAAGATTGACGTACCTGCGTCAATCGTCAAGGCTCTTGAGGAGTGCGGTCACCAGGTTGACTGGCGTCGCATCACTCCCGGCGAGGACCTGTCGATGTACGACGTCATCTGGGTAAACCTCGCACCGCTAAACTCCCTCAACGGGCGCCAGGGGGCGATGGGCGCACTCTACGCGCTGTCTAGCGGCATTCCCGCCGTCGGCTTCTTTGACGACTGGCAATTTAGTTCTGTATTCAACGCGTTCCGCGCGTTGGTAAGGCATCCGGAGCTTCTCTATAAGTATCTGCTGAGCGGCCCACGCGGAGACGAGCCAGCTACGTACTTCAACCTCGACGAGGCAAACGCCGCTATCGAGCGCGTTCGCGCCAAGAATCCAGAGGATGCAGATAAGTGCGCCGTCGGGCGATACTTCTTCCACGACACGGACGAAAACATCAAGATCTACGAAAGCCAGCTCGTGCGTACCGCCGAGGTTATGCTCGAGGAGCGGTGGGCTCGCGGTCTTGTTGCTGCGTGCCCGATGTACTCGTTCGGTGATCGCTCTCTCGTTCGCAAGCGGATGCCCAAGTCAATGGGACCAATTGAGGCGCTCGACCCAAGCTCAACAATCTATGACATCCTTGCAACGTCGGAGCCAAAGGACCCAAGCCTCAAGGAGCGCAAGTGGGTGCTGGGCGCGCTGATGCCGCATGACACGTGGCTCGAAAAGAAGAAGCCCGAGTGGCCGGTCGAGATCGTCGGTAGCCGCAAGCTCATCAGAAAGTTTGGCGGTCAGCGCTTCGACACCGAGGCTGACGTTCTTTCATTCTACAACGACTACTGGGGTATTCTCTCTCCGCCGTATCCGCACGCCGGGTCTGGCTGGTGGCGCAGCCGCTTCATGTACGCCGCGCGTGTTGGCTCAATTCTTGTGACCGATAAGGGCGAGGGCGCACCGCTTGGCGATCCCTACAAGCTTACGATCCGCCAGGTTGAGAACATGTCCGATGCCGAGCTTATCGCTGCGGCGAAGGCGCAGGGTGATGCTCTTCGTCCTCACATGCCCTCGTATGAAACGTTCGTTGAACACTGCAATCGCATCGTTCATCGCGCGCTTGCAGAGGACAAGGGAATGAAGATCAACCCAGATGGGACGATGTAAGTGGCAAGAATCCTCATCACGGGGATGACAGCACCGCAATCTTCTCGAAGACTGAACAGCAGATCACTAGCGTTTGCCGGCGCGCTGTCGGCGATCATAGAAAACGCGAAGCATCGCGTCGAGTGGGCAGAACCGTCTGTGAACGTCTCGAGGAATGATCTTGCGGGGTACGACGTCATTCTCATCGGAATAGCGCCGGTGCTTAGCGTCACGTCAAACAAGGCGTACGGTGTTCTATGGATGCTCAACGAGCTTCGTGACGACCCACGCGTGCGGTACTTCGTCGACACGCCGGAGCCGACCCGAATCACGGCAAACCTTAGGGCGGTTGACAAGGAATTTGATTGTCTTGTCAAGCCCTTCTACTCACAGCGCAAGCAGTACCGCGACGTTGAGGCGTCTGACGAGATCAAGTCGGCCATGGCCGCTAGCGTGTCGCGTCTTCTTTCGTCCGACTGGCCGACGACTCTCTACCCCGCAACTCCGTGGTCAGACGACAGCTTCGTCGTCAACAGGCTGCCGCTAGGTGCGGCTGCCTCCGTCGTGGGAGTTCAGGTTGACTCATTCTACGTATCCAACTCTCTTCACCGAATCAACTCAGACAAGGTGAAGCGGTGGTCAATTGACACCGACAAGACGAAGTGGGCAAAGAGCACGATCAGCTCGCTTCAATACCCGCACATCGCAATGAAGAAGAACAGGGCGTCAACAGACGACGCCGTGTTTGTCGAGATCGCCAGATCCGTTGGCTCGCTGCTCAGCCCAACGGTTGACGGTGCCGTGTGGTGGAGTCACCGCATTGCTCAGTCGCTCAACGCGGGTACGCCAATCGCCAGTGACTGGCGGGTAACGTCTCGCGTGGGGAACTCGTGGTCACACCTGGCCGCGGGTATTGAGGAGATGTCATACATCGACATGTATGAGCTTTCAGCTTCTCAGAAGTCAGAGTACATCGATTCTCTGCCTTCTCAAGATAAGGTAAAAGAAATCATAGAGACATCGTTAGGAATACAGAAATGACCGTACTTTTCAATCAGTGGCTGGAAAAGACCAGGCAGCTCCAAAGCGACGTCTACAACGTCGACTACCCGACTCTTCTAAGCGATTCACCGGAGGGTCTCAACGCTCTCATCGAGTACATCCGCTGGAACATGCTCGCGATTGACGACGAGCTTGCCGAGGTTCGCAAGGCGATCTCGTGGAAGCCGTGGCAGCACGACGACCCATACGCCGATCGCAAGGAGATCGTCAAGGAGTGTGTAGATGTTCTTCACTTCGTGGCAAACATCCTGTGCGCCGCCGGTGCGACAGACGAGGAGCTCGACGCCGAGTACCTTGCCAAGATGCAGAAGAATGCCGACCGCCAGCGCAACGGGTACAAGGTTCTTGACTCTGGCATGAAGTGCGCCCGCTGCTTCAGGGCACTCGACGACTACGACGTCTCGTCCTGCAACGACTCAATGTGTCCGGAGAAGTGATGACCTCGTTCAAGGTTGGAGACATCGTTCGCGTCAAGGACGATGCATACTCCGAGAAGGAAGTTTCACGGATCCACAACGGGCGGATCTGTCAGGTTGTTGAGATCAGCGGTGGCGACGTCGTCGTGCGCTCAATTGACAAGCTCGAGCCGGTGCTCGAGAGGACATATCATTCTCCATACGTACTAGAGATTCAGAAAGGAATAGCGCTATGAGAGCAAACATTGAGTTTGAGGTGTTTGGCCCAACGGTTGATATTCTTATCTTCGAGGCAAAGAAGTCTTGGCGGGAATTGACAAACAACCAAGACGCCGAGCTTCCGCATGACACGGAGATCAACGTCGCGCCGCACACAGCAAGCGACTACAAGGCGACGGTGTTTATCCGCATGAAGGTCGAGAAGGATGCCTGACAAGAAGCTTCCTCGACATGAGTGCCTAGACGAGGCGGCACGCATCATCGCCGGTCAGCGCGACAAGCAGTACGGCGGGCCGGAGGACAACTTTCTTCGCATCGCGCGTATCTGGTCGGTGATCCTCGGCGTCAACGTCACACGCGAGGATGTTGCGATGATGATGGTCGGGCTCAAGGTCGCTCGCTATGCGTCGAAGTCCGGGTTTCAATCAGACACGTGGACCGACATCGCGGGGTATGCGGGATGCGGCTATGAAGTTGGTCTCCTCGAGGCTGAGGAAAAGTAGAACCGCCTGGTATAGTAGCAATTCTGCTAGGCTGATTGAAGGTAGGTAATAGCAATGTCAAAACCGACATTTATTGACTGCAATGGACTGGCTGGATTCATGAGCTACGGCTTTGTCCAGTCCGGCATGGAGATGGAGTCGCGAACGGGTACGCTAAACTTTGGCAACCCCGTCGCTGAACTCAATAGGCATCTTCTTGGAAACAAGTGGGAGGCGTTCTTCTCAAACGAAGAAGATGAATGGCCCGTACAGAACGCCGACGTCGTTCTTGGTTGCCCTCCGTGCTCCGGTTGGTCGGTGTGGTCAGGACCCACAAACCGCGGTCCCGACGCAGCGGCGCACGAGCACACGCGTGCGTTCATGCGCTACGCCGCAAAGGTGAAGCCGAAGATGATCATCTTTGAGTGCGTGCAGCAGGCATACACGCAGGGTCGCGATGTCATGGTCAAGTACCGCGACATGGTTGAGGACCTGTCCGGCAAGGAGTACGACCTCTACCACGTCAAGATGAACAACCTCCAGGTTGGAGGGTTCTCGTATCGCCCGCGATACTTCTGGACCGCCGTCGAGAGGGGAATGCCGTTTGGCGCCCAGGCGATCGCACCGGAGGAAATGCCGACGATCATGGACGTCATTGGTGACCTCGAGCACATGGAGATCACGTGGGACGCGCAGCGCTACGCCGACAAGCCGACCAAGTTTGTCGAGCACCTTCGCAACCAGAGCGGTGCCGTTGACGGTCACATGGCTAAGAGCAACATGAACTCCGTGCGCATCAACGAGATCTTCGACATCCTCGGAAACGAAGGATGGAAGCCGATGATGCCGCTCAACGACGCGCTGAAGAGTGCCGTTGATAAGAACGGCGGCAAGTTCCCGCAGAACTGGGAGCCGCTCTCTCAGAAGATTCTTGACAACGACTTCTATATGGGATTCTCGATGCCGTCCCGCTGGGATCCCGACTCGTGGTCGCACGTTCTCACCGGCAGCGCTCTTGATCATGTCATTCACCCGACCCAGCCGCGCACGATCACTCATCGTGAGGCTGCCCGTATTCAAGGTCTGCCTGATGATTGGCAGTTCTCCGAGGCTCGCGGGTACTCGGCACTCTCCTCGATCTGGGGCAAGGCCGTTGCATCACAGGCAGCGAAGTGGATCGGCGACGCCACCGTAGCCGCGCTCAACGGACAGCCTAACGGTCCCGAGGGCGAGAAGATTGGCGACCGCGAGTGGTTGGTTGACACAGACAAGGGATTCAGCCGTCACTTTGTGGCGCGCAACTGGTACCCCAACAAGGCCAACTACTCGAAGATGAAGGTCGGCAAGAAGTCCTTTACCTGACGGGCTCTCTAGGATCATTACGCTTTGCCCGTCCTTCTGTTGTATAATGTTGATTAGCGACAGAAGGACGGACAATGCAATCATTTCTTACCAACACTCAATCATTCGAGCTGACCGCTAAGCACCTCGACAACAAGCGTCTTCACAAGCAGACGCTCGAGGCATGGCAGTGCCTGCTCACGATGTGCGAGCTCGATCCCGACGGCAACGACCGCAAGCCCAAGGGCTGGTCCAATCATCCGGTGGTCAAGATGTGGCGAGGCCACGAGACGCTGCTTGTGTCGTACATCTCCGCCACCTATTTCGAGTGGCTCGATCGCGGCTACAAGTCAACCCTGCTTGAGAAGACGTATCGCACGTATGACCTCGCCGTTCAGCTCGGCCGCATCTCCCCCGAGCTCACCTTCCCGTCATGGATGCTCGACGGCGAGTACTTTGCCAACCTGTGCTCCACGCATCGGACGGCGCTGCTGGTTAAGAACTACGACTGGTATCGCCAGTTCAACTGGCCCGAGGACCCCGGCCACGCGCCGGAGACCTACGAGTACCTCTGGCCGCATCAAGACGGCTACGCCGCCGTAGCATAGAGTTCATTCCTGGCGGCTTGGGAGCCGCTCAGTTGCCCGCAAGACCTGACAGGGTAAACTTGGCAATAAGCACCTTAGAGCGGCTCTGAGAGCGTATTAGCGGTATACAATAAGCTCTACCATGCGTGATCTAAGAACCGGCGAGTGCCTGTGGTCTGAGTGGAGTGGAGATGGGCTTGACGCCTATTCGTCGAGCACGGTATTCTTCACCGAGGATCACGTTGACGTTGAGCACGAGGTGGTTCTCCGTGCGCTGGCATCTGCTCTTCAGCGCGATGGATCCGCCGTATCGCTTGGCGACGGATACCGACTGGCAGAGCGGGCCACGGTAGAGCATGGGTACGCAGGCTACGTAGACGGCGACATCACGATGTCCGTTTGCGATGAGCATGGAGAGACACGAGAAGGTGACGAAGTTGACGAGGTTGTGGAAGTAACCTGGGTCATCTTCTAATGTTCCTAAAACTGAACGACGTCGAATGGCATGAAAACGCAGCGTGCGGTAGGAAGGAGAATAAGCCTATCGCCTCATACTTCTTCTCAAACGTTCTCAAGGAGAAGTACGACGCCAAAAATCTCTGCTACTCCTGC